AAGGCCGCCCGTGATGCACATCCCTGCAGGAGTTCGAAAATCGCCACTGTGCAAACCCTCTTTCCTGACAATGTCATGGACTCCGGTATTTTCACTCCCAAACAGTTGACTGAGGGTGCGCGACTGGGATTGCCTGCGCCCCCCACCGGATTCGCCAAGAATTGTCATCCGCGTCTACGCGCGGAACGAAACATGTTTGAGTATGCCATTATGCTAAGTGAAGGCCACGTCCGGGACCATTCCGGTAGTGACCGTCACATCCCAGCGTGGCAAACCCGCCCAATTGTGTCAATGCGAGACCGCCCCATGGTTGGCAAGACCGATGCTTGGTGCACCGGCAATGCTGATTGTGCCTGTGGTGCGGACATTGACTGTGCTTTGTTGGTTCACTCAGCGTATTATTATTCGCTCAGCGACTTGGCCGTTATGGCCATGCGCACTAAGAACAACAAAGTTATTTCCATTCGTCACGTTTTCAAGTCGAGCCAATTGGTGGCCACTGAAAACGGACAATTGGTTGATGTTGTGCCGGGCATGGCCCCACACATTGGCGAGTTTCAACATGTTTTGAATTCCACCGGTGATATGGTAACGACCACAGTCGCCAGTCACATTTCGAAAGATGGTGTATTGCACTGCAATTCCTACACTCACCGCTGCGCCAATGAACAGTTTGAGCCTAGCCATGATCTCATCATCGGTGGTCAGATTGGTCGTTTGGTTACCAAATTGCACAGCGTGGGGGATTGGATGGTGGCCTTGGAACACAAATGGCTACCAATTAGCGTCGTTGCCCCAGAACGATCGGACTCCAAAGACGAATTGCCTGATGAGGTTAAACAACAGGCCGCTCCTGAGCAGGCGGCCAAACCAGCGGCGGCTGGCCCCCCTTCGGCTCCCACTGTAACCAGCAAGGCTGGTGTGGCAGCCAACGGGAATCCCAAGGCCACTAGTCCAGTGGCTGCGGAATCCACGCACAAACCCACGACTGTGTCGGGGGTTGAACCCACCAAACAGCGGGCCCCTGGTGGCCTGCTAGCTCAGCGAGAGGTGGCCACCAACGTGGTCTCCGATCGCACTTCTTCCTACGTTGAATTGAACGGGGAGGCTCCTTTATTCTCAGCTGGACAGGTCGGCACGTACACCATTGGTGGTTATAAGGCCGCCGTACGTGACTTGTTAGCCCAGACGCGCATCGCCAATGTTGGCCCCGAGTTGTACGAGGCAATCGTTCCCCGCATTCGTGCGGTTTGGAACAAGTTGTCCAATTACAATTATGAGGTTGCCAAGTTGGAACGGGAACATTCTTACAAAGCCGAGCAGGCTAGGTTTGTAGCGTCGGGCGGGTACCTGGTCCAATGGTGGCACATGGTCATCTTGAGTTTGGTCATTTGGGTGGTTGTCACGCGGGCGTTCAATTACTGGAACGTCCGCGTTGAAAGGTCACTCGATACGTCCAAGTTCAGGCCATATGAGCACCACTGGGACGCAACACTCTATTATCTTCCTCATGCCTCACATAAATGGGGCATTGAATGGTTGGGTGGTAGGTCGTGGTTCGGCGTCAAGGGAGTATCCATTACTCGGTTCATCGCTCGTGGACTAGACTCGGGAGTTATGCAGCCCTGGTTGCGCACTTTTACTAGTGAGCACCAGGTGTCGGTTCTTTGCCCCACCTGGGAGAACCCTCTGCTGACCTGCGCCGTCAATTATTCGTGGGCCATTTGGCAGCTCATCTGGGAGATGTTCGTGTGGGGATTAATCACCGCCGAATTTCTTGTTTCAGGTGAGTGGCCTTTTGGCCTCATGACGATTTTCAGCGTTTTCGCTTGGCGTGAGCGGTTGGGGCCTTTATTGGCTTTGTCGCTCGCCAGCACCGTTGTTCTGGCCCTCGTTCTCTGGCTTCGCCGAAACCAACCGCGTTTCGAGCTTGCCAAGCGTGTCTGCCCTCACATCCTGTTGTTGGTGTGGGGGTGGGGCTATTGCTATTCGTATGGAATAACCACTCGGTTTCACATTCATGAGTGGTTGTCGCCCTGGTTTGTGTGCATTTTGTTGTACGCGTTCGCCTGGGCGGTACCCCTTTACCACAGCCGCGTCCGATACCGTGGTTCATGGGGTTTTCTTTTAGCCACCTTCCTCCTTTGCTCTTATGTTACACAAGCTAAGGCGGAACCCGAATATCCTGCCCAATCCAACTTTGTCGACACTCCAGCTTTGGAGCATTACGGCGTCACTAGCACCGCGGATAAGCAGCCCATTGCTGATCACGCGGAGTACACGGTGCGCGACATGCCCGCTTTGCCCGACAAGGTTGTTAACACGTTAATTGGTTGCCAGGTTGCACACCCACCTATGGTTACAGCCCAGAACCAGACGAATGCCGTGTTGGGTTTGACAAACCGCGCGTTGCGCGCCACTTTGTTGCCCATCCCGTCGTCTCTTGAACGGTTCTTTCAGTTTGTCCGTGACAATAAAGACGAACTGTTTGGGGGTGCAATCCAGCATGTCAAGGCCAAGAGTTTCGAAGAGTGGAATTCCAAGTATTCTGCGTCAAAGCAGGCGCGCAATGTTCAAGCGCGGGAGAGGTTATTGAGCAACACTATGGAGGATAGGCGCATCATCAGCGTCAAAGCCTTTCTGAAGCAAGAACACGTGAGTGGCAAAATCACGGATTCTGGTGTCAATACAGCGACAAAACCGCGGGTCATATCTGCTGGCACGGATGAGTACCAGGTTCTTTGTGGACCGTGGGTCTCCGCTCTGCAGGAGTACTTGGCCGAGGTTTGGTTTGCCGCGTTCCCCATCACATTGACTTGTGGTATGCAGGGACATGATATCGGAGCCTGGTTTGCGTCTTGGTGCGG